TATAGAAATTTCATTTATTAGGCGATCAGTTTCAGCAGTAGATAAATCAGATATATTAATATCTTTTAATGCTACCAGTTTTTTAGTAGGGACATGTTCCGCTTTATATACAGTCCCGTAAGAGCCATTTCCTATTGTATTAAGGATACGATAATTTCGTATCATATTGTTAGTATATATGAATAAAAAAAGAGTTTTATAATAAATTATATTATAAACTTCTTACTTTGTTTTGCGTGTAGTCTTAGTTGCTACAGGTTCAGCTACTTTTTTAATAGTAGTAGTCTTCTTTTTAGTAGGAGGTGGTAATTCTTCTTCGGATTCGGATTCGGATTCTTCTTCTGGTTCATCATCTAATTCGTCTTTAACAGTTTCTTCTTCGTCATCGTCGCTGTCTTCTACTGTATTTGTATAAGTTTTCTTTTCTTCAACTTCTTCTTCGCTATCTTCTTCTAATTGCGCTGTTTTACGAAGAGGTTGTTTATCTTGTTCATCTTCGACGAAAGCATAATCAGGAATACCAGCTGGACGATATAATTTAACTTGAACTATATCGAATGATAAACCTGCTATTTTACCTTGGAATGTTACACCTTTTAATTTAATGATAGCTAATGCTTCAGTTCCTTTGACGAAAGCTGTTTCAAAGTCTTTAACTTCTTGACCAGCATCATCATAAGCTTTAATGATAAACTTGTTTTCCCATGTTACTACACGAGCTTTGAAGGTTGGTGGATACTTATCAGTGACTTGTTTAGTAACTTTGTCTTTAGCGAATTTTACAATATCGCGGACATATGTATCTGGGTCATTTTGAATACTTGCTTGAACTTTATCACTTGGTTTACCATACCAGCTGATAGCATTTTTAACACCAGCTTCAATCATAGCAGATTGAAGACCTGTTAATAATTGATAGAATTCACCGATTCTTTCATTATATTCATCTGGTTTACTCTTATTATAACCTGCTAAAGAGAAGTCGATAGAATACTTGATATTTTCAGTATTCTTAGTATCGACCCATTTACCTAAACCGTAAGGTAAACGCATACGAGGAGTTTGGAAATAGAAATCTTGTCCAGCGTATTTGACACGGCTACTACGACCGCCATGTTTGTTTGTTACTGGTTCGCTGAAGGAGAACTTAGAGAAGTCAACATTGTTCGCACGATAGATATTTCCGACTTGAGTGTTCATGTTTGAGCTTGAATTTGAATAGGACATATTGATTTATTGTATGATAGTGAAATAACTTTAAATTAATTATTAATCAAAATTTTTTCAAATTTTTTTTGAGTCCTATCATTTTATACTAATTTTAATATTCATATAATAAATGCTATATGATTATTATTATTATTTGTCATATTTAGTTACTTGCTGAAGCAGTTGCTGATGATTGTGAAGCACTAGCACTTGAAACGAAGTGACGAGAAATGTAGCGTTGTAAGTTAAAATAGTTGAAACCCTTTTCAGCATCAACAGCCTTTAATGGACCTAAGATAGCACCTAATTTAGCATCTGGGACGAAGCTACGGCGATTACCTTGGACTTGTAAATTTTGTGATTGAATATAACTGTTGATTTGTTTAGTAACAACATTACGAGACATCTTAGTGTTTGCTGGAACAGATAAGAAAGCACATAATTCATTTGAAATTTGAGTTGGGATTTGGAAACCTGATGGAGCACGCTTTTGAGTTTCATCGCGGGTCTTGCGTGATTTCTTTGCTGCTAAGCGAGCATGAGTACGTGCATTTTCGCGACTTTCTTTATTGTAGAATTTAACAGCCTTGCGTAAAGTTGAAGCGAAGCTCTTTTGAGTTTCGACTAATGATTCAGCTTGACTGATTAAAGTTTGGAATAATGATTCAACTGATTCATCACCACTTGAAGTTTGTTCTGATGATGATTGTTCCGCTGGTGCTGATTGGGTAGTTGCTGGAGCTGAAATTTGAGCTGGAGCAGGTGTTGAGACTTGTGCTGGAGCTGGAGTAGCAGTTTCAGTAGCCTTCTTTGATGAACGACTCTTCTTTTCGACTGGAGCAGGTACTGATTCTTGTTGTGCTGGTGCTGCGACTTGAGCTGGTGCTGGAGTAGCAGTTTCAGTAGCCTTCTTTGATGAAGAACGAGCCTTCTTTTCTGTGGTTGCTGGTGCTGAAGCTTGTTGAGCTGGCGCTGCGACTTGAACTGGAGTAGCAGTTTCGGTTTGTTGGGTTTGTTGTTGAGTGGTTGATTTCTTAGCCATTTTTTTAATTGATATATACTATGGATAGTATAATATATAATATCTTTAAGTAAATATTAGACGATATATGGTAACAACTCGTTTAAAATTTACATTTTTTTAATAAAACGCATTTTAATTAGAAAATGCCACTCCCGCCATACCACTCATTATTCTTAATAAATTGTAATTTACAGCATAATAGTGTAATATATAAGCACTGCTTCCAGTTGTCAATTCTAATGAAGCATTGTCTATGCGACTAAAATTACATGTTCCGCTAGGTTGATGTTCTTCAGGATTTAATGCGAAGCTATAAAGATAAAAGCCTCCTAATGGAGCTAAGTTATTAGCTGGGTCACTTTCTTGTTGATTATGCGAACCTGTATGATGTTGATAAGGTTGAACTAATCTGAAATAACTTCCGTCTCTTTGTTGGAATCTATCTTGACCATTCATCTGTATTTGACCTAAAGTCACATTATCCAATTTAGAACCTTGTGTAGCCCAGAAATCAAATGGATGACGAGTAGCTGAATTATGTTTAGCTAACCATATCAACTCCTTAACCGGATGATTTAATAATATTTTTGTAGAATTTAATGAACTTGGAGATAAAGGAATATTATTTGAAAATTGAACTTGTTCTATTAAATATTCATGTGAAACTTGTGCGAATCTTCTTCTTTCATCGGTATCTAAATATATATAGTCTGCGTATACAGCACAATCTATCATTGAAGCACTGGAGTCTACATATGAACCACTTGAGATTACTTTGAATGTCTGATTTGTTTCAATGTTAATCTTAACTTCATGATATTGTAAAGCTATTAGAGGTAATGATAATCCCGGATTGCGACAGAACCAGAATTGAAGAGGGACATAAACTTTAGTATTTCCGAATTCGTCTAAAACAGTTCCACTTGTCATATTATTAAGTTTTTGCCAGTTCGCTTCAGTATGCGATAATTGACACCATACATCTAACCATTCTCCATATTGTCTATCAACTATTTGACCTCCGATTTCCACTTCTACATTATCGATGACTTGATGTCCTACTCGCCATGCTCCTAGGTTTCTTAAGTCTTGATTGAAAGTCATTTCGATGTATATACGATGAACCAAATCTCCGTTTCTACCTAATGTGGCAGTAAATGTTCTTCCTAAACCGATAGAACCGTTAATTGTCTGTTCAATAGATTCCATCGCGAAATTTGTGTGTCTCTTATAGACAACTTTAAAGAAAGTTATCTGTGGGTTTCCTGTTAAATAAGTATCTTGTGCGCCATATGCGACAAGTTGCATTAAACTACCAGTCATTTATGATTTATATTTTAAACATATTTTATTTTTATATGTGATTCTCATAATACATGATTATATGAAAATGACAATAAACAATTGAAAATAGTAAACTGCTTAGTTGCTGTATGCTAAACCACCCATACCTGACATGATACGGAGAACATTGTAGTTGACAGCATAGACCTTTAAGACAGTACCAGCTAAAGCAATAGCACCTGAAGCGAATGATAAGTTTAAGACAGCATTATCAATACGACTGAAGTTACAAGTACCTGATGGTTGATGTTCTTCTGGTTTAAGACCGAATGAATAGATGTGAGTTGCTGATAAGACACCTGCATCCATTGCTGAAACAGCACGACCAGCTCCAGTGTGGTGTTCGTAACGTTGAACTTTACGGAAGTAGTCACCTGAACGACGCTTGAAGCGGTCTTGACCGTTTAATTGTAATAAAGCATCAGCAGTATCAATATAACCAGTGAAGTCACTGAAGTTTGCTGAACCATCAACAACCCAGACTAATTCTTTAACTGGATGGTTAAAGCGTAATTCATGTTGAGTAGTAGTAGCACTAGTATTAATTGTTAAAGCGTTTGAGAATTGAACTTGTTCAATTAAATATTCATGTGAAACTTGAGCGAAACGACGGCGTTCATCAGTATCTAAGAAGATATAGTCACACCATACAGTACAGTTGTTAATATATGAACCATTAACAGAACCTGGTTGGACTGTCATTGCTGATAATTGAGTGAATTGGACGTTAATCTTGACTTCGTGGTATTGTAAAGCAATTAATGGTAATGCTAAACCTGGGTTACGGCAGAACCAGAATTGTAAAGGAACATGTAAGCGTTCTAAACCAGTAGCAGCGACAGTATCAACCATAGTCTTTAATAATAAAGCTTGGTCATAAGTGTGAGTTAAGTCACACCATAAAGCCATCCATTCACCATATTGCTTATCAATGACTTGACCTCCGATTTCGACTTCAACATAGTCTAATAATTGGAAACCGTAGAAAGCTGAAGCAGCAGCAGAAATATCTAATTGTAAATAGATACGATGTAATAAATCACCGTTACGAGCAATAGTACAAGTGAATTTACGACCTAAATCAGCAGAACCATTGAAAGTTTGTTCAATAGCTTCAACTGCGAAGTTAGTGTGACGACGATAAACGACCTTGAAGAAGGTAATTTGTGGATTACCAGTTAAATAGATATCTTGAGCACCATAAGCAACTAATTGCATTAAACCACCAGCCATTTTAAATTATTAATATATTATAGGAAAAGAAAATAATTTTATAAAAAATCGCAATTTCATAAAATTATTCTATACACCTTTTTAAAAATCCCCCTTAAGAAAATAAAATATTTAAACTTCCATTCTGGATTCTGAGTATATTATGTCTTACTGCGTATAATTGACATTCCGCAAATTGAATATCGCTCAATGTCATCTCACTCATGCTGTTAAATTGTAATGTTATCTGGGAATGACCAAACTTGTCAGTCGACAAAAACCCTGTTTCTTTATTAGTTACTGGGTCTATACCAAATGAATATGTATAAATTGGTAACGGTATCTGGCGAGTTTCATACGGACTCGGTATTAAATTAGAACGATAATTCGCGAGATCGGCATATGTCACCATCTTTAACGCACTATCACATGTGAAATGCTGATATCTTTGGACATAGTTATAATATGCGTTATCAGATTCTACTAACAAATTACCATTTAAGTCAATTCGAGCACTTTGTAAACCATTTATTAATTTACGGAAACCATAATAGTCACTACCAGAATTGTCTTTTTCATATAAAGCGATATTCCATAACATGTGTTCTATATAAAATGTTTGTGGTATAGTAACCTTTCTTGACTGATTTGGGAAAGCTCTGAATTTATCAACTTGTATAACTTGTTTTATTGTATATTCTAATGGTAAATTTGTGAATTTTTCCTTTTCTTCAGGACTTAAAAAAGCATATTGAAATAGACATTCAATATCTCTAATCTTTCTTTGTGATTCTCCTTTGAATCTCTTTAAACTCACCTTTAATGATACATTATTATCTTTTAATGCCCATAATGGGAATGAATTTAATGGGGTCTTATGAAACCAAAATGGTATAGGAACATATAAATATACAAATTCAGGAGTTGAACCAGATTCAGCTGAACCTCTCTTAGCATATTCGTACGATAATAATGGGACTAACTCTGATTTTTGATATCGTGATAAATATAAATCGTAATATGATAAAAGATATAAACTATCTATTTCACTAATTACTACATTATTATACATGAATTCAACTTTATCTAAAATGTTCATGATTGTTTCTAGAGCATATGTCTTAGTAGATAATGAACCAGAAGCATCACTATAGTCCCAATTAGATGAAGCATCTAATTTAATTCTCAAATAAACTTCTGTTAAAACATCTCCGTTTAAAGGAATATGGACGTCCATCTTCATACCATCATATATAAAATTTGCGTCATTTCTGTCGTTGTTTGAAACTACAATCCAATCTGTTCCGAATTGAGTATATGTTTTAATGTCTCTTTTAAAAAAGGAGTTATCAGCATTTCTATTTAAAAAAGTGTCTTGTTCTCCTATTGCTTGTAATATAATTCTGGCATTTGACATAATAGTATTATTTTATTATATCAAATGAAAAAAAGC